ACATAAATCTCAGAAAGATGAATTTAGAATCCTAGCTAAGATAGATCATGATTATCTACCAGAAGAATATCCTTATGATGTTCCATTTGAAGATCGTAGTATATTCAAGAGTGACTTTGATGGTCGTATAGATATTATACCAGTATCTGATCCTAACATACCTTCTAACGCACACCGCATGATGATGGCTAATATGGCATTACAAATGGCACAACAGTCACCTCCCGGTATGTTTAATCTAGAAGCTTTGAATAGGACAATACTACAGGCAGCTAATATGCCTAACCTAGAAGATATCTTACCACCAAAGGTTGAGCCTCAACAGATGGACCCAGTGTCAGATATCATGGCTGCAACCAAGGGTATACCTATTGCTGCCTTTCCGGGTCAAAACCATGATGCTCATATACAGACTAAGATGGCTTATCTTCAAGATCCTCAGAATGGAGCTAATCCTATTATGAAACGTATAGGACCAATCTTAGAAGCTAACATACAAGAACACTCAGTCATGAAGTATCAAGAACAGATGAATGGTGTAGCACAACAAGCTATTGGACAACTACCACCAGAACAACAGCAGAATCCTTCTGTAGTTGAGATGGTTATGGCACAAGCTGCACAACAAGTTATGAATGCTAATCAGGCAATGGGTATGGCTCAGTCACCTGAACAACAACTTGTATCTCTTGAGCAAGCCAAGGTAGAACTACAGAAGCAGAAGCTACAGTCTGATACAGTTGTACAAGCTGCTGAGATGGAACTTAAGAATAAACAACTTGAGCTTGATGAGAATGAACAAATTATTGACATGCTTAAAACAGGTGCTGCTGATAACTTTAAGAAAGAGAAAGCTGCACTAGATAGAGAATCTAAGAAAGAACTTAAATCTATAGATGTTCTAGGTAAGTTGGCAGTAGAAGAAGAAAAGCAAATGAGTGAAGACAATAGAACAATGGAACGTAACTTAAAAGATATGATAGAAACAGGAGAAGACTAGTGGCTGATATTCCATTAAATACAAAATTAACTGAGGGACAAGTTATGAAAATATTAGATGAACATAGCATTCCTTATGAATTTAAAGGTGAAGGTATTAGTGCTGGAGGTGGTGTATATGGTAGAAAAAGAAATTTTCGTAATACAACTTTAAAAACAATTAGAGATTATTTAGGATATTAAAGGAGAAGAATAATGATGAAGAAAGGTAAAGGATACCTAGAGCATGTCAAGAATACTGACAAGTCTTTTGGAGATCCGTTTGCACAGGATGTAACTGGTGGACGTAATATTCGCAGTTCATTAAACAAATGGGATGACTTCTCTTGGAAGGCATCTGATAAAGGAACCAAACAAAAGTAATGGAAATTTGGGATGAAGTTATTAAGGAGTTTAATCAGGAGATTAATAACCTTAGACTTACTTTAGGAAATGGTAATGCAGAAGACTATGCTCATTACCGTCAGATTGTTGGATCTATCTCTAGTCTGGAATGGGCTAGAAATAATTTAACAGAAATTATTAAAAAACGAACATATGGAGATGAAGACTAAAATGAGAGAACAACACTTAGGTGGATCAGTAAAGAATGATAAATGGATTACAGATGTAGAAGAAGTGGCAGACCCAGAAGTATTGCCAGAGCTTCCCGGCTATCATGTATTAATACGTCCTGTCTCAGTTAAGAGTGTAACAAAAGGTGGTATTTATATTCCTGACTCTACTAAAGATGATATGTCTTACCTAACAACTGTGGGTAGGGTAGTAGCATTAGGAGAACTAGCTTATCTTGATAAAGAAAAGTTTCCTGCTGGTGCTTGGTGTAAGGTTGGTGACTATGTTTCTTATGGAAAACTAATAGGAACTAAGCTTTTTTATAAGGGTGTACGCTTTATTCTACTCTTTGATGACCAGATAACCATGAGACTAGAAGACCCAAAAGACCTTGATCCTACATTTAATTTAAGTAAAGGGTCTAATTAATTTGGGAAATAGTTAATTATATGATATAATATTACCAATACGTAAATCGTTTGTTTCGTAAACAACGGAAGGATAATAAAATGAAAGATGATGATTGGAACACAGTCAGTGTTCAGAATGCAGAGCAAGAAGATAAAATTGAAATTGAATTTGAAGAAGAACCTGAGACTGAACCTAAGATAGAAGCACAGGAAAAAGAAGAAACTAAGGTAGAGATTGAACAGGAAGAACCTGTTAAAGAAGAAGTCAAAGCTGAAGAACCTGAACTAGAAGGTATTAAAACTCAGGGAGCAGAAAAAAGAATAAGGAAACTTATTAGAGAACGTAAAGAACGTGATGAACATATTCAAGCTCTCATCCAAAAAAATGAGGAATTAACTAATAACCTCAGAACAAAAGATAAAGAAGTAAATGTACTAGGAAAGTCTAGTTTAGATGCTTCTGAGAAACAACTAACTGATAAGATAGAACTAGCAAGAGCAGTTTACGCAGAAGCCTTTGAAGAAGGTGATAAAGATAGAGTTCTTAAAGCACAGGAAATGCTTAATGATGCTCAGATAGATCTTAAGAATGTAACTGCTGCTCAGAATAATTATCAGGAGATACAGGAAGAAGTTGCACCACAACAACAGGTACAGCGTCAACCTGCACCTCAAAGGACTGATCCAAAAGCAGAGCAATGGGCTGCTGATAATGATTGGTTTGGTAAAGATAATGTTATGACTGCTGCTGCTCTAGCAATAGATGCAGAGCTAAAAGGAGAAGGGTATGATCCAACAGATCAAGACTTCTATCAAGAAATTAATAAAAGGATTCAATCGGCTTTTCCGCAAAAGTTTGAGGAAAGCCAAAACCGTGTGCAGGAAAATACGTCACAACCTGCTCAAGTAGTATCAGGGGGTTCACGTTCATCCCCAACCAGTTCTAAGAAAGTTAAACTAACAAAAGAAGACGTTAGGTTAGCACAGAAATGGGATATACCGCTTGAAAGATATGCTGCTGAGAAATTAAAAGTTGATGACTCAGATGGCTATACAAACATATTGTAACGTGGGAGATAAAGAATGACAACACGAAATGAAGTACGTAGTAATACAAGTCGAGAAGCCAAGACAAGAGAAGAAGAGTGGACCTTTGAGGAGCCAGATGCCCTCCAAATACCTGAAGAGGTAGAAGCACGATTCAACAATGACGGTCTGTCATTACGTTGGTTACGCATATCTGTAAAAGGCCAAGATGATATCACTAATATTGGCAAGAAACAGCAACAGGGTTGGGAATTTGTAACACCTGATGAGGTTCCTGAACTTGCAATTACATCCTTCGTAAGGAAAGAGGGTCGTTATACTGGAACAGTCTGTCGTGGAGACTTAGCATTGGCAAAGTTGCCAACTGGAAAGGTAATGGCTCGAAGGAAGCATTATGAGAATAAGTCTAATCAAATGATGGATGCAGTTAATGCACAACTCATGAAAGGAAATAACTCTCGTATGCCGATTACAAATTCAAGTAAGTCAGTAATAACAAAAGGAAGGCAACCGTCTTTTCAAGACTAAGCTTTTCTTTTTAACATAGGAGAAACACATGTCTACTACTAAAGCATTTCGTGGCTTTACTCCTGCTCGTATGAAAGGTGGAGGTTACAATAATGAAGCCGTAACCGATATCATTGCTTGGTCATCTACTGGCCTTGCAGGTACACCTACTAACAACATTTTTACTGGTGATCCAGTAGTACTTCCGGGTGCAAACCTAGCTACTATCACACCATTCATTGCTGCAACTCTTAAGCCTTCAGGGGTTTTCATGGGCTGTCAGTATGTTGAAAATGGAGAACAAAAATTCTCACGTTACTGGACGGGTGGAACTAGTGCCTCAGATATTAAGTTTTTCGTCATTACTAATGCCGATCAAACTTATCACATTCAATGTTCGCTAACCTTATCTGCTGCTGAAGCTCTCATTGTAAAGAACTACAATGTAACCGTCAGTTCAACAGCATCTTCAGGAAGCACTACAACTGGTCAATCCAGTTACTACCTACTAGCTGCATCTGGTGCTGAAACAGAACAGGCTGCACGGGTTATTGGTAGAGCGCAACTACCTGATGAAGGTGATAGCGATGCATACCCAATCGTTGAAGTATATCTTAACACTCACCGTGATAATTATGTCACGGCAACAGCATCTAGTGCTTAATAGGGAGGATTTATTATGGCTATAAATAGAGCTAGTATTAGTAAAGAACTCCTTCCCGGCTTAAATGCTGTGTTTGGAGTTGAGTATGGAGAAGTTAATGATGAGCATAAGCCTCTCTATGAAATTGAAAACTCAGATCGTGCTTTTGAAGAAGAAGTACTATTCACTGGATTTGGCTCTGCGCCAACTAAAGGTGAAGGTGCTGCCGTTACTTATGATGACGCACAAGAGAGTTATGTAGCCCGTTATACGGCTGAGACTGTAGCATTGGCATTTGCCATTACAGAAGAAGCAATGGAAGACAATCTTTATGATACGTTTGCCAAGCTTCGTGCTAGAGGTCTTGCCCGTGCAATGGCTAACACTAAGCAGGTTAAAGCTGCAAACCTATTCAACAATGGTTTCTCAGATACTATTGGTGATGGTGCTGCTTTCTTCTCTGCTGCACACCCAACCATCTCTGCTGGTAATCAGAGCAACTTAGCTGCTGCTGCTGACCTGTCAGAGGCTACACTTGAAACCATTCTAACGAACATCCAGAAGATTACGGATGATCGTGGTATCTTAATTGGTGCAAGTGCTAGAAGTCTACACATCCCAGTTGACTCATGGGCGATTGCAGATCGTATTATGTCTAGCCCCGGTAATACTCAAACGAGTGCTGCTGCTGCTAACCCTAACAATAATGCAATCAATGCTACTCGTCACCTTGGTATGTTACCTGATGGTTACTACATCAACCGTAGGTTCACAGACACTGACGCTTACTTTGTCAAGACTGACGTACCTAACGGTGCTAAGATGTTTAACCGTACCCCACTTCAGACCAAGATGGAGCCAGACTTCGATACTGGTAATCTTCGGTTCAAGGCACGGGAGCGTTATAGCTTTGGTGTTTCTGATTGGCGTGGTTACTTCGGTAGCGCAGGTTAATTAATATATGGGGGAGAGGTGCAAAGCCTCTTCCTCATTATTATAAGGAGATGATATGAGTACAAATATTAAAGCAGCTACCAATACAAGTATTAATGGTGAAGTTAAAACTCTGTTTAGATATGTAGATAGTAATGCAACTGTAGGTAATAATGGAACAGGTAACAACCGTCCAACCACTACAAGAATTTTAGCTGTACATACTTACTCTACATTAGCAGGTGAAATAGAAATTACAGGTGCAAGGCAGATTACAAATAAGACTGCTAAAGGCACAGCTATACGATACAGAGTTGGAGCTACAGATTCTAATGATATGTATATAGGAGAATTAGGCATAGGTGTAAATGGAGTAGTTTGTTGTAGCACTTCAGGTACAGGAACAATGCTTCCAACAATTACTTTATATGTAGGTTAGTATGCCGAATTACTCTTACTTAAAGACAGACTTAATCAATACGACTGAGAATGACTCTACTGAGTTTGCTGCTCAGGTGTCTACGATTATCTATAAGACAGAGCTACGTATGATTAAAGATCTTGATGATGCTGGATTAGATGAGTACACAACAATATCTGTGTCTTCTGGTAACGCAGGAACTGTATCTTTAAGCGACAGAGCTAGAATTGTTCGCAATGTAAACTATAAAGTTAGCACAGGAACAACAGTAACAAATCTTCTTCAAAGGACAGTAGCCTATGTAAACGACTATTGGCCTGTAAGTGCATCTAC